TGCTGGCGGGTCTGGGTAAGGGCCTGTATGAGGTCGGGGCAGTCTTTGATGATGTCAATGACACCATACGTGTGGGTACTGGGGCATCCGGTGAGGCCTTGGAGGGCCTTACTGATGTAGCGAAAAGAATTGGCCGGTCGGTCCCTGTGGAGTATTCCAAGATTGGCGCCACAGTAGCTGATTTGAATACCCGTCTTGGGCTTTCCGGGGAAACTCTGGAAAAGGTCGCCTCCCAGTATCTTGAGGCTGGTCGTATTCTCGGCCAGGACGTCAATGTGCAAAAAACAACAGCGGCGTTTTCTGCTTTTGGCATTCAGGGTGATGCCGTATCGGATGCCATGGACAACCTGTTCCGTGTGTCTCAGGCCACCGGTGTGGGGATGAATGAGCTGGCCTCATCGGCCCAGCAGGCTGCACCCTCGATGAAGACTCTTGGGTTTTCATTTGAGGACACAATCGCTATGGTTGGTGCCTTTGACAAGGCGGGTCTGAACTCCAATGCCATCATGGCATCAATGTCCAAGGGTCTTGTTACTCTGGCTAAGAAGGGGGAGGATCCCAAGCAGGCTTTCCAGAGGGTCACCACGGAGATTGGTGCCTTCCTCGAGAAAGGGAATGAGGCGGCTGCCCTCGAGCTGGCGTCGAAGATCTTCGGGACCCGAGGCGCCATGCAGTTTGTGGAGGCCATGAAAAGCGGTACCCTCTCCGCTGGCGATATGATGCAGTCTATCGGTGCCACGGATGATTCTATTCTCGGTTTGGCTGAGGAGACTATGGATTTTGCTGAGCAGTGGCAGCTGCTGAAAAACAGGGCTTTGGAGGCTTTGGAGCCTCTCGGGTCTGCGGTTTTCACATGGCTCGGGGATACGATGGCGGAATTGATCCCCAAGTTTCAGGAGTTTGCCCTGTGGGTGCAGCAGAACACCTGGGTTCTGGGTGTTATGGGGGCCATGCTGACTGGCCTGCTTTTGGTCGGTCTGTATCAGGTCACAGCTGCTATCTGGGCTGCCACAGCAGCGATGCTGGCCAACCCTATCACGTGGATTGTGGCAGCTATCGGGCTGCTCTCTGCCGGGCTGTATCTTCTTATAACCAACTGGGATTCTGTCGTTCAGTGGCTCAATGGCGTGTGGGCAGCGTGTGTGCAGTGGCTCACAGACAGCTGGAACGGGGTAAAAGACGCTTTCGCTGGGTTTGGTGAATGGCTTGCTGGGCTCTGGCAGAGCATTGTTGACGGGTTCAATGCGTTCGTAGAATACATGGCCACTATGCGGTGGGCGGAGGACTTTTCCAACGCCGCCATCGCTGGATTTGGGCTCCTCGGAGAATTCATCGGCAACCTTCCGGGGCTTATCTTTGATGGTCTGGTATTCCTGGATGACCTCGCGGGTAAAGCCGCTGTATGGTTTGGCGATTTCGCCCTTGCCGGAATTAATGCCCTCGTAGACTTTAACCGATGGGTTGCGGAGCTCCCCGGTAAAATAGTCTCAGGCCTCATGGACCTAGGTCCGCAGCTGGCCAGTGGCGCCGCCGAGTGGTTTGGCGGGTTCGTGAATGGCGCGAAGAGCACCGCCGGGGCGATCCTGGAGTGGGGCAGGAATTTCCCCGGGGAGCTTATGGGCGCTCTCGGGGATATGGGTAACTTTCTAGTCAACTCCGGAAAGGCGCTCGTGGATGGATTCCTGAAAGGCATCAAACAAAGCTGGGACAAAATCACCGGTTGGGTGCGTAAAGGAATGGAAAACCTCCGCGGCCTGTGGCCGTTCTCCCCAGCAAAATGGGGCCCCTTCTCCGGGCACGGATATGTGACATACTCTGGTGAAGCTATCGTCCGGGATTTTGCGGACTCTATGGCTGGCCAGCAGGGGTATCTCGAGTCTCGCGCCATGGGGATTGCGCAGACGGCCCGCTCTGTCATACCGGACAGTGACGGCACCACCGCGGCTCCTGCACGGGCTGCGACTAATGCTACAATAAATACATATAATGTAGATCCGTATTCGACTGCGGTGGCGGTGTCTCAGGCGCTTAGGAGGCTGGCGTGACTAGGAGTGTGGTGGCCCGGGGCCTAGACCTGAATGATGGCGGGTCGTGGGTCACCTCGGAGATCGGCCTGTGGGGGCTGCCCGCCTCGGTCTTCTCTCAGGGTCAGCGCCATCAAATGGATGGTATATGGATCACAAACCCGTACAGTGGAGCACTCTCCGGTGCTCTCTCCGGCGTGTATGTCGGGGCGGATCCGGCGGATGGGCAGTCTGCTCTTAGGGCCCTGAAAACGGCTCTTTCGGATGGGCTTTTCTGGCTGTCTGTGGAGACACCAGTGGGGTGGCAGTCGATTCGGGTGCTGAGGTCTGGTGAGCTGTCTGTGTCGTGGGCTCAGGATGCACGGACTCTGCGCTGGAGCACACAGGTTACTGCTCCGGATCCGGTGTGGTTCCGTGGCGGTCAGGGTCCTGACGGAAACCTGGATTCCACTGGTCAGAGGCTGTACACGCTTGGGATGCACCGGATTAGTGGTGGTGTTCGATTCCCACTGGTTTTTCCTCTGCAGTGGGCTACATCCATGGCCGAGGGGGAGGTAGACATCTACATCCCGGTGAGGGGGCGTATCCTGATAGAGATAGCGGGCCCGGTCGTGTCCCCGACAATCCATGTCACCGGGGATAGCGGGGGATATGTGCTGCTGTGGGACGGTATGTCACTCGGCAGCAGTGAGCGTCTGGTGGTCGACCCTGTCAAGCGGTCGGCTCTCCTCGGGGGGGAGACCCCCATTATCCCCTCTGTACGTCAGTGGCCGGAGGAGCTTGGCGGGGGGCATTGGACTATTCGGTATTCCGGGTCCGAGTATAATTCACAGAGTAAAGCTTATATTTTTGTGCAGGAGGTTCTCTAATGGCTTTTGATCCTGTTGTCCCTATCGGTAATAATGTCGCAATTCAGCCGGCGGATTTTCGTAGGGCAGTCGTGGGTGCCACAATGGCTCATGACTCTCACCAGCTCGCTGTCAGGACTGGTGTTGTCTCGGGGTTTGCTGTGGGCACCTCTGGGACGAATGTTGTGGTGACTCAGGGCTGTGGTGTGGTCACCCCGGCGCAGAGTACTAACGGATCTTATTTTGTGTCGGCGGCGAGTTCTACTGTAGGTACTCTGGCTACCCGGCATACCTCGTATGATCGTATCGATCTCGTGGGTATAGCTGTGCGTGACGGCTCTGTGGATGCCTCTGGTAAATATACGGCTGAGGTCTCTGTGACTACTGGCACGGCTTCGCCCAGCCCGGCTACTCCTGCCGTCCCTACTGGGGTTCTTCCGCTGGCGGAGGTTCGGGTTCGAGCGGCTGGTGGCCTTTCTGTGACGGATATCAGGGAGTATACGGCCGCCGCTGGTGGTGTTATTCCGGTAATCAACACTAATGCCCCGACAGGCACTTCGCTGAGGCCGGGTCAGCCGATTTATGTCACGAAGCAGGGGGTCTTGCTCCTGTGGACTGGGTCCACGTGGAAGCAGGTCGCTTACTCGGACGAGCTGCCTAGGGTCCCACAGATTGCGGCGGGGAAAACTCTCGCTGGGGGTGCGGGGCAGTACACGAAGGTTGTGCCGCTTCCCGCAGGAAGGTTTCAGAGCCCGCCGGTAGTCACAGTTACTATTGAGGGTGCCGCGGGTTCTGTTGGGTGGAATACCCCTAAGGTCTTCGGCATCAGCAACAGCCAGTTTTCGCTTTTTGTCGACACCGGCTCACAGGTAACGATTAACTGGATTGCGACGGATGCGGGCTGAGCATGGCGGGTATTCGGTGGGTTTCTTTCGAGCGTACAGGTAGGGCGATCACTGAGCTGCCTGGCGCCCGGCTGTCGGGGAGTATCTCACATATTATGGGGAGGGCTGACGCCGCGACGCTTCAGATTCCAGTCACAGATAGGCTTCCCCCTCTGTGGGAGGTTGCCACGCAGCCTCTTCGGGCTGTACTGGCGGCTGTGGTGGAGTCTCGCGGGGGGACATACGTAATCTGGGGTGGGTGGATAGATAAGCGCACCTACGGGTCTGGGGATACGATCGAGTTGGGTCTGCAGCCGGCGGAGGGATGGCTGGCGAGGAACTATATTGAGGCTGGCGAGTATAGGGGTCTTCCATACACACAGATTGCCCGAAAAATCGGCCTAGATAGGCTTGTGCAGGAGTTTTCTGGGTCTGTGGAGGAGCTCCCAGGCAGGCGCGGTGATAGGACATATACGAGTGACCAGGACATGACCTGCCTTACTGGGCTGCAGAATCTCATGGCGTCTCGCGGCGGGTGTGAGTTCACCACACGATGGGGCCTTTCTGAGGGGGGAAACCTAGAGTTCACGGCGATTGTGGCTGATATGATTGGCACACTCAGTAACCCTCGGCTGCTCTCGCGTGGAAAATGGTCTATGGTAGAAGACTACACTGACGGTAAAGGAGCGACTATTTTCACTGGTACCGCCAACCGCGAGGGTGACGAGCGGTACATGTATACCCTTCAGGCCGAAAGCTATCTCGGCGCTAACTACCTGAGAATTGAGCGCAGGTGGGCCCCGGACACAGGGTCTAAGACTCCGGAGATCATCAATGGGTATGTCTTGGATGCTATGGAGCGCCAGCGCAACGGCACTGTCAGCTACTCTGTGGAGCTGAATATTGATGACTGTATCCCCACTCGGGACTTCGATATCGGTAACCAGATAGAGATTGATTTGTACAATCCGGACCTTCCGGAGGTTAATCGTACGTTGAGGAGCAGGCTGCTGGGGTGGGTTGCGGATCCCGATCCTGTCTCTGGGCAGATAACGACAATCAAACCAATTCTGAAGGGAGTCACCAGTGGGTATTGATCCGAGGGATATTGACCGGCCGAGCGATGACGCCGGCCTGCGTGCTGTGGTTGGTCGTCTGGACACACTGGAGTCCCGACTGACGGAGCTTGCCGCTACCATTGGTGCTGGAGACATCCACATGACGCGGGGGACGCTTCATGTGTCTGGCTCAGCGATTTTCGACGGGACTCTTGAGGTGGCTAAGGGACTTATCGGGCCCGACGCGCTGAGGGAGCAGATATCTGCTCAGTCGTATAGCTCGTCGAATGGGTCGTGGCAGCCGGGGTCCTCGTGGGGTGCCGCGGCTAGCCTTACTATCCCCTGTGTCCCGTGGGCTACTAGGGCTGTGGTGCTGGCAGGGGGCTCTATTACCCCTAGGTATGACGTGAATTCGGGCTCACCGTGGTGTAATGGACGTATATATTGTGATGGGCAGTATAGCCCGCAGATGATGTCATTGATGGGGTCTGCGGATGTTCCTGCGGCTATCACGTGGCCTTTCTATGTGGCTAGCCTTGGTCAGTTTTTGAGTGTGTCCACGCAGGCGTATCTTGCTTCGGGGGCTGCCCTTTCTGGGGGTTATGCAGCAGTGTCGGCGGTGGTTCTGTGGATGCGCTGAGGTATGATGGGATCATCATTATGACGTGCCGAAAGTGCCGCTCTGTCGGGGTGAGGATGTATATCTCCCAGGGTAGGCTGTGGTGCGGTGCGTGTCATGTGGACGCTACGGATATGTGGATTAGGAGGTGACAGTATGGGTGCTCCAGCACAGTGGGATAGCTATGTTGGGTCCAACGCTCGGTCGTGTGTAAAGGGTCTTGCTAGTGCTATCTACTACGGTACTAGGAAGGCCTACCCTATGGTGTGGATTGGCCGCGGATGGGATACTCCACAGCTTTCTGGTAGGTACCCTGAGACTGGCCAGTGGAGTGACGAGCACGGTACTGGTAGGGCGCTGGATGTTATCTGCGCCCCTGAGGTCGGTATCCGGTCTACCGGTGTGTACCGGGAGGCTGGTGAGGCGATTATCGCATGGGCTATGGCAAATGCCGGCCGTATGCATTTGAGGCATATTATCTGGCAGAATCGTATTTGGAAGGCCCGATACGGGTCTTGGTCAACTCTGTCGGGTAATCGTGTGGGGATTAGTAACCGCCACGAGGACCATATTCATTTTTTCTTCGAGGACAGCTTTGGGGATATTCCGGCGCTGGTCTTCGATAGGGTAGTATCTAGGGAGGATGAGTTTACAGTGGACAGTGAAACAGCTAACAGGATTGCGGGTATTGTTGATAACTCGGTGTGGCGCACGTATATCCCGGACGCTGGTCGATTCGACGAGGTGGTGCGAGATCTGGCTGTGCGTGTCCGTGAGCTGAGCCAGGATCTGGCGGACGTCAGGCGTGGCGGGGACGAAGGTAATCGTCCTCTGAATCAGGAAGTGGCGGACACCCTGACGAAAGTCCGGGCTCTGGAGTCCCGGGTGGACGCTATCGCGGCTGGCGTGGAGGCGATTCTGGCGAGGCTCGAGAAGTGACTTTCACTGCTCCCCCGTGGGAGCTTCTGGGGGGTATGCTGACCGGTCTCGCCGCGCTGGTGACAGCACTGGTCGGTGTGGCGCGGGTGATATCGGAGATCCGTGACCTCCGGCAGCGCACCGACAAGGCCGCCCGGGATACCGCTGAGGTGCTCGCCCAGCAGCACACCAACGGGGGATCCTCGTTGCGGGATGATGTCAAGAGGATTCTCGCCATGCAGCAGCGGCATGGTGAGGCCCTTACAGTGATGCAGGAAGCGCAGCGGCGTCAGGAGTCTGAGGCTGTGCAGCGTACTCGTCAGCTGACCGCAATGGGCGAGCGTATGACGATGGATGCGGCCCGGACGGGCGCGCAGTTGGAGGACATTGCTGCTAGGGTTAGGAGACTCGAGCAGCCCTCGGTGGATGGTCCGCTGAGGGTAAAATGAAGGGAGATACACATGCTTTGGACTCGTGAGTTCTGGGCTGGGGCGGCTGAGCGAGCGGTCAAGACTGTCGCCCAGACCGTCGTAGCGGTGGTCGGTGTGGCAGGAACCGGGCTGCTGGCTGTGGATTGGGTGCAGACTCTGTCTGTCGCCGCCGCTGCCGGTCT